CCTTGATATAATGCGCTTTTGAGACACAAAAAAAGCTTGATTTCCGGTCAAAACTTTTGTATAATTTAAGTGTCTAAGTTAAAAAATACAGAATAGGAGCGGAGTACAAACTTTTTTGTAAAATATTCTTTTTTTGTACTCAAATTATAACATGAATGAAAGTCAAAATCAAGGGTTACAAACCTTGAAAGATGTTTCTAAAACAGGTAAGGATAGAAAATGGCGAGAACGTAAACTAAGAAATATTGAATTGGCAGGACAGTTGGATATTTTGGGTTATCGTTCATTTGAGCGAGTATATCAATGCGCCGAAGTTCTAAAATTTGTTGAGCAGTCTGACGGAACGAAGAAACTATATCAGTCTTATTTCTGCAAAAATAAGCTGTGTGCGCTCTGTAACTGGAGAAGGTCGATGAAGTACTCATATCAAGCAAGCAAAATCGTAGAAGAAGCGATGATTAGACAGCCAAAAGGGCGTTTTCTATTTCTGACTTTGACAGTCAAGAATGTGACAGGTCAAGAACTCAATCAGTCTATGACGGATATTTTAAGAGGGTTCAATAGATTGATGAAGTACAAGAAGATTGATAAAAATTTGATTGGTTTTTTAAGAGCAACAGAGGTTACATATTCAAAAGAATTAGATAGTTATCATCCTCATCTACATGTTTTATTGATGGCTAAACCTAGTTATTTTAAAGGCGGTAGTTATATAAGTCAGTTAGAGTGGACGGAATTTTGGCAGAAAGCTATGAAGCTAGACTATACTCCCATGGTTGATATTCGAGCGGTAAAAGCCGATAAAGGCAAAGGCTTGAAAGGTGCTATTTTGGAGACTGCAAAATATCCTGTAAAACCGTTTGACGTGACTGATGAAAAAATGGATTTTACGGATCAGGAGAAACTGCAGATAGTAGATGATATGCTGACAGGGCTACACAGAAAGAGACAGATAGGCTTTGGCAAGTTATTCAAAGAAATCAAGAAACAGTTTGATTTTGATGATTTAGAAGATGGTAATCTTGTTCAAACTGGAGAGGATAAAGATGGCACTTCTTCAGGTCGTGAAATTGTCGCAATTTGGAACTGGGAACGTAAAAATTATTATTTAAAGTAAAATAAAACAGAATAATGTGGTATAATTGAGTTATAAAATGTAATGCAATAGCACACCAAAGCCCTAGAGGATGGCAGTCCTCCAGGGCTTTTTTTACGTTCTTTTCAGATTAACGGGTATCTTGGGCTAGCTTCGGTCTTTGTCCTTGCTATCTAACCACTTGCAGATGTAGTGTGCAGCTACTTCCGCCATAATAGCAAGTAAGACGTCAAAAATGTAATGCAATAAGCTCACCTCCTTTCACGAACCTTACGGAACGCAATCGGTAACCGAGAGCGATACTAGTATAGCAAAAAAAAGAAAAAGATGTAATATATTGAAAAATAAAATTAGTTTGCGGTTTTATGTCGCGAAAGTTCATTGGACAGTAAGCAGGGACAGATTAAACTTGAAATCGTGTTGGTGGGGCATTAGACCGACCGACAGACGATTTTAAAAGTTTAGTCCCTGGTTTCTTACTGTCAATGAAACGTGAAATAAATATATAATGGCTAAAATCAATCCAAAAAAAATTGGATTTTTTTCTTTTTTTTGAAATGTGTTTACGAATATATAAGTGAACAACAAAAAAAGAAAAGAGGAAAACAATGAAAAATGATGTTCTGATTTTAGGTGCTCGTCCCTATGATTTTACAGACGAGAAATCAAATCGCCAAGTGTCTGGTGTTTCGGTGTGGGTCTTACCACTTGTAAATGATGAACCTGAAAATGTAGTAGGTTTGCTACCTGTAAAATATAGTCTGACAAAAGAACAATTTGCTTTGTTAGCTCAAAAATCGCTACCAGCTAAGGCTGAAATGTTCATGACCGTCAATATTGCGACTAAAAAAGTTGCCTTTGACCGTTTTGAAAATGTTGAAGCGGTTGATGTGGCAGCATAATGAAGCCTGAAGATAATTCAAACCTCTCAAGTGTATTTGAGTCTTACAATAAAAGTTTACTTGAGAAATTGAATGAACAAACAAAAGCGACTAATAAAGTCTATGACGAATTAAAGAAATTCAATGAGCGCATTGATAAAGATAAACAGGAACAAGAGCAACTTGAAAAGAAAAAGCAAGATGAAAATCAAGAGAAGAAACAAGATTCTGATGAAATTCTAGAAGAATTGAAAAATCTATCTAAGCTGACAGAAGAAAACGGAAAGAAGACTGAAACAGATGAAAAAATAGCTCAACTCGTTACCAAAATCGAGAAAGACTATGAAGTTTACCAGTTTCAATCAAAAGTGATAATTTTCTTTGGAATTATTGTAATCCCTGGTATCGCCCTATTTTTATTTGTAAACCACCTCCTCAAACAATTTATATTCTAAAAAAATTGTCCGTGGGTCATGACGTTAAACTAGACCTAAAAAAATAAAAAATGGAGGATATACCATGAATTTGATTTCACCAGAGCTTTTGGCACCAGTTAAGGACTCAGTCCTACAATCACTTCCGTCTATTTTGCCAGTAGGTGCAGCCATCTTGGGAGCAAGTTTAGCCGTTCGCTTTGCGGTCTCTACGCTCAAAAAATTCTTTTAATTTTAAAAAAGCACTCGAAAGGGTGCTTTTTTTGATAAGGAGTAAAATGAAAAAAATTATAAAAAAAATAACGGTTTGTTTTTGTATTGTTATATTACTTTTTACGAGTGCATTTAAACCTAAAGAAGTTAAGGCAGATGCAGGTGCAGGTTTATTGTCTGGAGGAGGGATGCTTCTTGGAACTCTAAACCCTGCAGTTTTACCTTGGGTTGTATTGGGTATAGTTGCTTGTGTAGCGGTTGGATATGCTATTGAAAATTGGGATGAGGTAACTGCAGTAGGTGGAGCCGTTGCTGACGAACTTAAAAAAATGGGGCATTCTGTAAGTGATTTTGTTTCAGGTACATCTGTTAAAGTTGATGATACATTGAAGCAAGCAATTAAGAATGTAACTGGTAGTATGGGGGAGACAATTTCAAGACCTGTAAGTGATAGAGGTATAACTTATTCTAATGGAGTTGGATTTTTGTTAGGAAGAGTGACGCCATCAGAACAATTACCTCATTTTTTAGCTAGAGAGGGGATATATTTAGGAGACTCTTCAAAAGGCTTGAGATATAAAGAGCATCAAATTCCAGGGCATAAGAATTTTATGCCTCGCTCTTATGATTTAAGTAGTGTTACTTTGGTAGTTGATATTACTCCTATTCCTTCTGATAAAGCTCCGAATATTGCTTTTGTGAGTCTATTAGATAAATCTGTTTCAGAAGTTAAAAGAGTATTTAATGATGCAGGGGATGTAATTCAATTAACTAGGACGGTTTCAAGTTCTGATAAATTACTTCCTCTTGGCGCTGCTATTTTTACTGAAAAAAAACGTACAAATGATTTTTATATAAAGGGTGTATCTATTCCAGAGTTAGGTATTTCTGTAGGTGAAACAATTAAGACAGATACTTTAAAAAGGACAGAAATACAAAAAGAGGTAGTAACGAAATATATAGATACGGCATTTCCTAAAAATAGCGAAACAGTAACTTTTAAAAGTGATGCTCAGGTAGCTTCTTTGAGTTTACCTGCTCTTCCTAGGGTATCAGATAAGACTTATTCTGATGATCAATTAAGGGAGTTAAATAAGATTAGGGCAGGTACAGGGGTTGCTAATCCAGCTATTCCAGAGGTTGGAGCTGGTTCTCTTGGGATTGGTGAAATACCTGGTACAGGTTCATTAACTGGAGCAGGTGAATTGGCAGGAACTGGAACTCTTGCAGGTAGTGGTGCAACTACTGCTGCAGGTACAGGTCTTGGATGGTTAGATAAGATTATAGAATGGCTTAAAAAGTTATTGAATGCAATTCTTGGAATACCTGGAGCAATTTTAAATGGATTAAAAGCTTTATGGGATTGGCTTGCTAAAATTTTACAAGCTATTTTAGCTATTCCTGGGGGCATAATAAACATTTTAAGTAAGATATGGGAATTTCTTCAAACTCTATCTAAAGTCATTTCTGACGCAATTACAGGGGCTATAACGTGGACATTTTCGATTGATGAAACATGGCTAAGAGGACGCTTGAGCAGTTTAAATGACACTTTCAGGAGAAAATTCCCTGTGATGGTTCCTTTAAGGTATGATTTTAATGATAAGGACACAATAAGTGATATGAGTGTAAATATTTTTGGTTCTAACTATGTGATATTAAACGGAGCAACAGCAACTAAATTGGCTTCGCCAATCAAAATGGTTTTTAGGGCTTTAGCTTATGTTTTGATGGCTTTATTCTTTGCACGGAAATTCCATAAAGTGGCGGAGGATTAAAGATGATACAAGGTATTTTAGATGTTTGTTTTAAAATTTTAGAGTGGTTGATAGACTTATTTCCGTCATTTGAGTTCGTTAATAATTTTGTATCAGCTTTAAATGCAGTATCGAATATATTATATGAGGCGTCTCCATTTGTGCCTTTTAGAGATATTTTTATCTGCATAGGTTTGATATCTACGTTTTATGTTTCGCTTTTCGGTACGAAATGTATAAATTGGCTTATACATCGAATACCGTTTATTAATTAAAAAAAATAAGAAAGGGTAGGCAGGATAAAACGGAAAGCCCGCATTTGCGGGCGCCCGTTTTATCTGTTTAGCATTGGTTATTGTTTATGAGAAAAAAAGGTATTCGAGGAAAGCAATTTGAGGTACTTTCCGAAAAGCCTGCATATTTGAAGATTTTTAGCTTTATAGGCGCTTTGTCTTATGATTTATATCATCGTATTAAGAATGGCAAAGAATTTAGAGAATACGGTCTAACCTTGTATTGTGGTCGTCAGGGCGGCGGAAAAACAATGGCTATGACTGAATATCTTGAACGCATGAGAAAGAAGTATCCTGAAGCAATTATTTGTACCAATTTCGGCTATGTTCATGAGGATGTGCCTATGAATAGCTGGCAACAGCTTTTCGAGCTGAGAAACGGCCTAAAAGGGGTTATATTTGCCATCGATGAGATACAAAATGAATATAACTCAAGCGCTTGGCAAAAATTCCCTGAAGGCTTGCTGGCAGAGATTACTCAGCAACGGAAACAGCGTATTAAAATTGTCGGTACAAGTCAGGTCTTTACACGTGTAGTGAAGCAGTTAAGAGAGCAAACATTTGAGGTTGTCGAGTGTCGAACGATTGCCGGACGGTGGACTTTTACCAGGGCTTTCGATGCGGAAGATTACAACGCAGTTTGTGAACGCCCTGAAGCAAAAATGAAACTACGTCGATTGTGGCGCAGAAGTTTCGTCCAATCGCAAGAACTTAGAGAAAAATATGACACTTATGCCAAAATTCAAAAGATGG